TTGTGAATTTGCTATCAGACTGATAAGCATGGTTAAAATTAAAAACAGTTTTTTCATTTAAGTATTTTTAAAAAATAAGATTTCCCCTATAAATAAATATAGGGGAACTCCTGATTGATCAACCATTTTAATGTGTAAATGAATATTTATGGGGAAATCTTTTATATCTACACTCCTATAATGATTATCTTAAATACTGTCGTTATTGAAAACATGGTCATAAAGACTAAAGAGAACAATTTTAGATTATCTAAAAACTTTTTCATATTAATTTTTGTATATTTTTTTGATTATTAAATTATTGCTAACAATAAAGTAAAACCCAGGTAACGCGTTTTCTAAGTTTGTTACTTTGCCGTTTATGTCGATTACTGTCAAGTTTGATAAGTCATCACCTAAAGTTATTTTATCTTTGTTATCCCACCCGAAGTGATTTCCATTACCACCTTGATTACCGTTGTTTCCTCCACCTTGGCCAGGGTTAGAGTTATCAACACCGTCAGCATCGTTTCCGTGACCGTTATTACCATCTTCCACTTCTTGAATCATGTTCCAAGCAGTTTGAACTGCCAATCCTGAGTTTAATCTTCCCGATCCGATTTTACCTACATAGTTAGGATTTAAAATATCTATGTTAGTTGCTGTTAATCTTAAAATTGAATCTATTTCTTGATTTGTTAAGTCAGGTTTAACAGATAACATAAGTGCAACTGTTCCTGTTACGTAAGGAGCTGCAAATGATGTTCCTGAAGAGTAAGTATACCACCCCGGTGCCGGTGTCAATAATACGTTGTGGCCAGGTGCACAAATATCTACACTTGAATTTGTTTGGTGTCTTGTGTTAGGATTACCGATTGTTTTTTCGATATTATCTTGTGAACCTACACTTGTTACTGAAAATACGTGATTATAAGACGCAGGATATACTAATGTGTTTGGTCCTCCACATGTAGTTCCGTTTCCTGCTGAAGCCACGATAAATGTGCCGTTATTATAAACCTCATCAATAGCCATTTGAGCATAAGGGTTAAAAGAACAACCTGAAGCCCAAGATAAGTTAATTACTTTGGCTCCAGAGTAAGATGCGATTAACATGTCGTTATAGTTCATTCTATAAAGACTAAGTGTTGTGTTGTAACCGATTGACGATAAACCGATTGAGTTGTTTGTGTTTCCCGCAACTATTGTTGCCACGGCCGTACCATGTGTACGGGTTGATGTGTTTGTGTTGTCATAATAATTAATTTTACCTGTTAATTCTTCGTGATTTGTATAGAAGTTTTGATCTGATACCGCCACGTTTATTGTTGAGTCTCCTGTTGTATAAACCCAAGCATTTTCTGCCCCTATTAAATCTAAAGCCCAATTAGATGTTGAAACTATATTATAATCATTTGGTAATTCTAGGGTTTCGTATGTTGGTCCGTATTCTAACCCCTTTAATCCGTTTACTCTACTTAATGATACATATAAATCAGTTATATCACAATGACTACAAGTAAATTCAAATACATTTTGTAATTTTTCTTGTTTTGAAGAAGGAAACGCTTTATAGTAAGTTAAGTCAGTATGTAAATCTGTAACTATTGAAATAAATTGTGTATTTCTTTGTAATTGTTCTACATTTTCTACAGTCACCCATACAGAATTTTTTTGTCCGAAAGATACTACAGTTATTAAACTGATTAGTAATGTTGTAATTGTTGTTTTTAAGTTTTTCATAATCTATTAGTTTTATTTTGTCTACACCAATAGATATTCTATTATACAAGGGAAAACCACTTTTAGATACCCCCTAAACAGTCAATTTAAGTTATCACAATTAGTTATTAATATGTGAAAATACGTAGATATATACGTAATAAAAACTAATTTTTATAAAAACAAAAAAGGTCAGAGTAATCTGACCTTTTCCTATTCTAAAGATATTGATTATCTCAATTCTTGTAAGTCGAATGTTCTAACTCCATCAACTGTGATTCTACCATAGAAACGGTTGTTAACCATTTTCTTAGCGTATCTTGTCATGATACCTTTGATAGGTGTAAAGTTGAATGGGTTATACATTGTAGGTGTTAACTGTAGAGGAACATACGGAGCGTATACATATCCTGTGTCTAACAAAGATGAACCTTTGTGTCCGATAAGGATTTGGTTAGCCGGGAAGTATGGATCTCTATACACTTGGTAACGACCTGCTAATGTACCAACTCTTTCGATACCCATGTTGTACTGATCTTGCTCAGGTGAAGCGTTAGATACGTGGAAGTACTCTAGGTCATCAAAAATAGCTGAAACTTCAGAAGAAACAACAATCCAGTTAGCCCCACCTCTCAATGTAGATTTGTGGATTTGTGCTGACAATTGGTTGATTGCTGTGATCAATGTTTGATTCCAGTCTTTTTGAGTGTAAGTCATGTTTCCTGAAATTCTTCTCCATCCGTTGTAATCCCATCTTAGGTTCCAAGCCGCCCCTTTTCTAAGGTCTCTCAAGATTTCTCTATCGATTTCTGCCGCCACTTGCTCAGACAATAAAGCTGTTAATTCAGCCTCAGCGTCGATGTTATGGAATGCAGAAACGTCTTGTGCCAATTCAGGTGACCATTGAGCTCTTAGTTTTCTTTCTGTAACCGATACAGTAACTGACTCAAGGTCAAAAGATACTTCACCGATTTTATCTTCGAATTCTAATTCAGCATATCTTCTAAATACAGCCAAGAACGCAGTTCCTGCAACTAATTTAGTGATAGATGCTCCTGTGTAACCATCTAAAGAACTAGCGTTACAGTCAGCACATACTGGACAAGATAAATCTACTTCTAAGTAAATACAACCGTTTTGGTCACATACGTTATCATAAGAACCACCATTTCCGTTAGGGAAAGTAGTACTAACTTGAGAATAAGTAGGACTTACAATTCCTTTACCATATTGTTGAGTAACAACTCTGAACAATAAAGGTCCTGAACTAACTTCACATGGAGTAGTTGCTGCTGTTAAACCAGCTGACTTGATGATTTTTAAATCAGAAAGAAAAGTTTCTGTATCGATTTCTGAACCATCAGGACCCATTAATTTACCAACACCGTTATCGTAGAAACCACACATTTTAACAATTACTTTTCTTGTGCTTGAACCGTCAAACTGAGTAGATGCTTCAGTTAATGATCCGTTGTTCCAAACTTGTACTGTTGTTGTAGCAGTAACCGCTGTCCAAGTACCTTTTGAATAATCAAACAATCCTGGAGGATCTAATGCTGCTTCAGCACCTTCATAAAATAAATCGTAAAGGTTTTTAGCATATGCGTTAGCATCATTGTAACCTGAATTAGTATCAGTTGTTGAATTTGGTGCTCCGATTGGTGCAAAGTGTGTGTTAGGGTTAGCTGCTCCACCATTATACCCTTGAATTTTAGGTACGAAGTAGAACAATTTACCGATTGGTAAGTTCATTGCTTGTACAGAAACGATGTCATTCGCTAACAATTTAGAGAATACTCTTCTAACGATAGGAAATACTACAGTTTCGAATGAACCTGAACTATCAGTTGATGCCGCTTCGTTGATTAAGTGAGACGCTTGGTTTTCATATAATTGTGCCATGTTCTCTTTGATGTGTCCTCTTAGACCATCTAGGAATCCTAATCTATCCCATTTGCTAATTGTATCTTCTTTGATAACTTTAAGGTGTTTAAGACCGATGTTACCAACAAGACCTGATTCTAATAATGCTCCCATTTTTTTATTTTTTAATTAGAGTTTATTTTTATTTTATGTATAATAAATATACAGTTTTTTAAAAAAGTTTATTTTTATTGAATTTTTGCCATTAAATCCTTCATTCTCAAGAATTGTGGATTTTCATAGGTTTTAGTTTCGATTAGATTTGTTGCCGATCCTGTTTGTGGAGATCTTGAAACATTTCTTTGAACTGATTCTTTGATTGACTCCTTAACAACATTAGTCGAACCTTTTCCGTCTAATTCGTTTTTAATTGATTTGTAAAGATTTTTAGATTCTTTCAAAGACTCGACATCATCAAATCTTCTAAGAATATTTATCTTTTCTTGTTTGGTTGTAGAATGTTCTGTAAACAAACGTGTAGAATAAGCAAGATTTGAGTTGAATACTGCAACCTCGTTTAATTTGTTTCTGAAGAAATCTAAGGCCTTTTTATATTCTTCATTTTTTTCTCTTAACAAATTAACTTCTGATTCTAGAGATTCTACTCTAATGTGTCTTGGTGCTGTTCTTACTTTTGGTAAGCCCTTTCTACCCCAATACTTTCCATTTCCTAAAGTTCTAGCAGCTTCTTTAGTTTCGGTTTCTTTATAATCTTTTTCACCATAAACTAAATCTTCAGCACCTTCTTCTTCAGTCCATTGACTTTCTTTTTCTTCGTCACTTGTTTCAGTAACACCATGTTTCATTTTAGAAGGGTATTTGGTTGCTGATTTAGCGTTTCCACCTTTACCATGTCTTTTTGGTCCTACTTTTGGTAGTTTATCAAACCCTCCTGACATGTTAGGGTTTTTTGAATACTTGAAAGATTCCAAAACTGATTCCAAAGCTTCTTGGTCAATTTCAAAAACAGCCTCATCTTCTTCCTCTATTTCTTCATTTTCATAATATTCGCCCTCAGTTTCTTCGTAACCTTTCTTATACATTTCTTTTGGTTCTTTCATCGGTACAGGTTCAAATTCACCGCTTTCGATGCCACTCAATACAGAGTCAAAACCCATATCTTCTGATTCGTTCATATTCCCTTGTGTGTTTAAGTCATCCATCACAATAATATATTCATTTTCTTGATCTTTGATGTGGATATCTCCGCTTTCGTCTTTTTTAACGTAAATACCATCTTCATCTCCCATCGCTTTGAATACTTTAAACACATCACTCATAGGTGATTTAGTCATGTCAAGTGGTGGTAACTCTGGTTTATTAGTATCCATAGTTGATACTGTTGGTTCACCTATTGGTGTTGCTTCAGTGTCTACTTCAACTTCATCTTCTACATCTTCTTCGTCTGGCATTTGATCACCTTCTTCATCTGGCATTTGATCACCTTCTTCATCTGGTGCATCTCCTTGTTCATGTAGATTTCTTTTTTTTGAACCACTTAATGATTCCTTTACTAATTCGCTGATTTCTTCCTTCATTGTAGAAGCAAGTATTCCTTTTGCATTTTCACTGATAAGTTCTTCAAGGTTCTTCATTGAAAGAAGAGCCTCTTCAACTACAGAATTCGATTTTAATTCACTCATTTTTTTCGCAAAGTGTTTTTTGTTTATTTTATAGATAAATATATCATTTTTCAAAAAAAACCTTTTATTGTATGTGTTATTCAAAAAAAAGTGAAAAAATAAAAAAAGGGATAACTAATGTTACCCCCCTTTTTCTTGATTCTAAATTTTATTAATTATTCAATTACCTCGTCAATTTTACTTTCAACTATTGCTGTTATTCTCCAATCTAAAGTGTATGATTCATACGCCTTTGTGACTTTTGCTTCAACATCTGTTGGTGAAAAACCTTTGACTAGTTTTTCCTCTTTCATTTTTTTTACTTTACCTGTGTTCTCATCTACCATGTCTGTGGTAACCCTTGCAACAAAATACTTTTCATCCATAACTTATTTTTTATTTATCCAAATAATCGGATAATTTTTTCATTAAGTAAATAGATTTGTCTAAACTTGTTGATTCTACGTTTTCGTGCTCAGTAAGTTTTTCTTCGTACTTAGGTCTATCTTCTTTGTTTAAGTAAAGATATGCGCCAGGTGTAGAAGGTGAAGAAACTAAGTCAAAACAAATTAATTCAAAATCTTCCTGAACTTCATTTTGCTCTCCTTTTTTTACTAAAGACCCAACACCTCTAGAAGAAACACCCATAGTCACTCCTTGTCTCATCATGTTAGCTGCCACATCTCCTTTTGAAGAAATAATACCTCTTTCGTGAAAACCAGGAGAGGTTAGTAATTTAATCTTTCCCATCAAAACATTATCTTCCCACCAAACATCAGTAATTAAATGAGCAACTCTATCTAAATCAATAAGTGAAGATTCGGGGTGATTTAATTCAGAAATCGCCATACCACGATTAATCATTTCCTTATATTTTTCAGCTTCCCTTTTTAAAATCTTTTCAGGATATATTCTACCGTTTCTATTTGGTACTCCATATTTCTGTAAAGTAGCATAAAATACAAATGGTTTAGAATGATCCAATTGTCCATAAGACTCTTTTATAACTTGACTATTTCTATGTTCGTTTGGATTTATAATTCCAGCATCCCACTCAACTAGAATACCCTTACCACTATCATTTGGTCCTAATATTTTCATAATGTTTTTTATGATAAATATTCAATAAGTTGTGTTTCTTTAGATTTTGTTTTACTTAAAGTGAAATACTGAGATTTTTTTAGGTCGTCAAAGTAAATTGCATTTGCTATTTTTTTTATTTTTGATTTTAATATTAAAGATTTAAAATCTAAATTTTTTTCATGTACAAATAAAGTTATCTCTAAATTTAAAAAACTTTTTTTATTTTTTTGAATTCCACTAGTCCTTAAATCTAAGTCTACAATTTGTTTTCTTTCGAAAATTGTATGGTCTACGACTTCTAATAAAGTATGGAGAATTTGTCTTTTTATGGTTCCTGTAATTTTATTCCAATTACCTTCTTCGTTTTTTGGTTCCACCCAAGTTTGAATCACAATATAAATTGATTTTAGTTCTTTAGAGTCGACGGTGCCATATCGACAATTTGCATCATCAAAAACATTTAGTTTTGAAGTTTTTCCTTTTTTCATTAATCATAACTTACAAGTTTATTTTTTACAATTATATTAAAAAAAATAACAGTTGTCAAAATTTGAAAAAATTACTACTATTTATATTGTAAACGAAAAAAAATTATGATTATAATACAAGTAAAAAACGAAAAATCTATTGAGCAAGCACTTAAATCTTATAAATTTAAAGTGTATAAAACAAAACAAATACAAATTTTACAGGAACGTCAAGAATATAAAAAACCCTCCGTTAAACGAAGGGCTGAAATTAAAAAAGCTCAATACAAGCAAAAGAATCAGTTAGATTCTTGATTTTTGTCTTTTTTTCCAAAAATCTTTTCAGTAGACGTAAGACCTAAACAACCAAAAGCTAACATAGCAACTGCATTAACTAAAGTGTCAGAAGGCTTAATGTCTCCGTGTGAGTAACTGTTTACATACAAAGTAATACATAACGACACCCCACAAAGAATACCTACGAATCTTTTAGAAGACGCGTTACCATCACTGTCCATAAACAATCTACCTAGTGATTTAAAAAAATTTTTCATAGTCCCAAACTTAATTTTTTTAGTTTATAATAATCATAATGGTTACACTTTGCTTCCATTACTTTATTCATTGTTTTATCGATCGCACCTTTAAGTTCCTTGTCTGTTGATTCATTTATAGAAACTTTTAAGTTATCTAAAACAATTTTTTTAGTCTTTTCAAATTCCTCTTTTAATTGTTCACCGTTAAGTGACAATATATCGTTTAGTTCTTTTTTGTCAGATTCATTTAATCCATCAAATTTTTTCTTCAAATTTGTATTTGCAACTTTTACCATTGATGATATTGGTAAATTTATATTTTCAGATACTACTTTATTTTTACTTTCAGAAATTAAAGTATTTTTTATTTTTCTTTTTGATTCTAAAACAGATTCTAAATTTTTAATACTATTATTATAGATAATATTATCAATCTCTTTATAATTATTTTCATTTGTTTTAGTCCACGAATCAACCCATTCCATTAAAAATTCTAAGTTTTCACTCTGTGTTTCTAATAGTACTTGTGAATATTCTATTGATTCATTAATGTAATCGTCAACAATATCATTAGATAACCCTTTATTTTCTGAAAGGTCGTCATAGATAAAATAAATTTCACTAATGTCTTTATTTTCTAAGACTAATTTTTGAAATCCATACATGAATTTTTTAAATTCAGGTTTTTTTGCTAACTCTGAGGACGCGTTTTCTATCTTTGTTTTAATATTACCAAAAGTGCTCATAAAATATTTTATTTATAAATATCACTTATCAATTAAATCTTTCAATTTTTTGTCAATTTGGTCAATGGTTATTCTACCTTTAGATAAATCAAAGTAGTCGGGACCGTTTAATAGTGTTTCTTCTAGTAATAAATCTAAATCTTTTCTAACTAACCTTTCAGTTGTAGGTGGTTCAGATCCTCCTCCCGCTGGTGGTTCAGGTGGTGGGGGTGGAGATGATGGTTCAGCACCTCCCGGTGGAGGTGGAGCACCTCCTTCAGCACCTCCTTCAGTTGGTGCCGTTTCGGTTCCTCCTGATTTTTGTACATAAAGATTGTCTAAGTTTGAGAATAACCCGGTTTTTGTAATTATTTCAGGTGTTTTCACTAACTCACCAGCAACCGCTCTTTCAATTCTTTGTTGTTGTATATCTAATCTAATTTCTTCGTCTGAGAAACCTAAGATATGTTTTTTAGCCCAAGACGCGGATGTTGGTGAAATTGTATTAGCAATTTCTGTTACCGCTTCTTTATAAATGGCAAACTTTTCTTTCCATACCTCTAAATTTAATAATTCACCTTGTTTAGATGGATTATTTAATGATAATACAAAATTTGTTAATTCATCTTCAAAACCAAGTAAAAATAAATGAATAATAGCGATTTTATTTAACTCAGCTAACATTGATTTTTGAATTCTATTTATTGTTCTTGCAAATCTAATATCAAGTAAAGATAAATTTTTACCGTCACCTACCGCTTCCTCAAAACCTAAATACGCCTTTGGTATTCTTAAAGCGGTTACTAATTTCTTTTGAATATATTCAATATCCGCAATCTCCGCCATGTTTGCGGCGCCTGCTAATGTTTCTATTGGGTTATTTGCAGTCGCATCTCTAACAGGAATAAAATAATCTTGGTCGACAGCCATTTGATTATACCTCATGTCAACATTACCCGTTTTAGGATCAACAATTTGGTCTCTTTTAAATTTACTAGCAACTCTTTGTACATAAGCATCAACATCTTTATCGTCCATATTACCAACAAAAACTTTAAAAACTCGTCTTTCAGGTGCTCTTGATAATCTGTAAATTAACATTGCATCTTCACATAAAAGTAATTGTTTCCAAATACGTCTAGCTTTTTCTAACATTGAAGTTCCATATGGTAGTTTTCTGTCATCACCTAAAATTCTAAAGTGAGCAATTTCCCAAGTGTTAAACTCCATATTTTTTTCTTTCCAAACAAATTTTAAAGCATCGTTTTCCATTTCCTGAGAGTATTTATCAGGTTGGAATCTCATACCTTTTTCTAATCTTTCAATTTGAATGTTTGGTAACTGCTGGCATCCTACAACACCTTTTTCTGGATCTAATTTTAAGTAAATAAAATTATCTCCGAACTTACATGTGTTTCTTGTCCACATAGGTAAGTTAGTGTTTATATCCAACTTATTAACAAACAAATCAATTAAAACTTGTTTGATTCTTTTTGATTCTGAAAAAACTTTTAAAATATCACCATCTTGATCTGGAGTTGTTGATTCCTCCGCATAAATGTCAAGAGCAGCTGATATTTCAGGTGTGTACTCCATAGATTCATAATCATAATATGAAGCCATTCTTGTCGGTTCATAATACACTGCTTGTTGATATAGATTACTTTCAACTTTTTGCCATTGTTTACCTATGTATAGTGTTTGCTGTGCTTCTAATTTTTCTGTTTCAAACTCCTGTTTATTTTTAGTTTTTAGAAGTTCCTTTTTGTCAAATTTAAAAACCGGTGCTTGCTGATCTAAATTAGAGTCAGGCCCAAAAACCTTACCTAATCTCTGCCAAACGGTTATCTTTTTTTCTGCCATAATTTTTTTATAAAAAAATAATACTAAATATTACAAACTAAACTCTTTTAGGTCCGAATAACCATAAATACTTTTCATAATCAGTTTTTGTTGGTTGATTATTATTATATTGAGATAAGTATGGGTCTATTGGTATTGAAGGGTTAAAGTCTATAGATGAGTTTTTATATGTTTTAACATCTGTTGTCCACGATTCAATCATTGCCTTTGCTTGTTCTGTTGCTTTTTCTAATTTAGAAAAAGAAGTTTCAGCGACATATAAAGCCATAGCCATCGCCATAATTAAATCGTCATGCTGACCTTTTTGGTGGTCGGGTTTACCGTTTATGTAAACAAAAGTATTTAATTCATTATAAAGTCTTTGAGATCTAACTCCAAAATCATGTCTCAACGCTTCTTCAAACGCGGCCACTATTTGAACCCTTTTTGAATTAAAATTAATACCAGGTATTTTATCTTGTGCTTTTGGGTCCCATTTCCATTTATCTGCCGGGTTTACTCCATCAACATAAAGATTTTTATAACCAAGTTCCTGTAGTTTTCTTGATGTAGCAACACCCATCCCACCGGTAATGTCAGTAACAATAAAGGCATTATACATTGTGGCCCATTTATACGCTATTTCAGCAACAACATCAGGTGGTACCTTTGCAATGTATTCTAAAACTTGTTCTCTTTCATCAAAATCAATTATAATAAAAGTTGTAAAGTCTTCGCTATCACCTCTTGAAACATCCATACCCATAATATATTTATGACCTTCAACCGGCTCTTTCCATTGCCATAAAACGCCGCCCATAAATTTATTTTCAGGTTCTTTTAGTTGATTGTCTTTAATTGACTTCATTGTTTCAGGTGGAATTACGTTATCACCTGAACCCAAAAAGTTACACTCAAGTTCCTGAGAAATTTTTCTCCTATCAAACTTTAACTTTTTAGCCATGGCTTCAAACCACGAACTATAAGCCCTATAACCTTTTTCTAATTTTTGTTTGATACCTTCAAAATCTCTTTCTCTAACTTTTACTTCTGAATAATCTAGTGTTATTTCATTATCTTTATAATCGGCTCGATTTAACATGTAATGTACAATATCATTACACTTAATTAATTTTAAATCTTTAGAATATCTAGGGTCTCTCCACCAATACATTTCAGTGATTCTAAAGTCATTCATTCCTTTTATTGCTTGACTGTAAATAGAATAATAAATTGGATCAAAACCGTTTGGTGTTGATATCACAATAACTTTACCTCCTGTTGAAAGGGAAGCCATACATGCTGACCAAAAATCTTCGTCAGCATCAATATAAGCAGCCTCATCGAATATTAAGATTGTTGGGGTATACCCACGTAACGCATCTTTTGAAGTTGCAACCGCTTTTACTTCACACCCATTAGTCAATTTAAAGTGTCTTTGTGAGTTTTTTTCAGCAGAAAACCCAACACCCATCCATTTTGGCCATTGATCAACAAATGCCCTGACTTTATTTGCCATCTCAACCGCAGTGTCAAGTTTGTTCGCAATTATTAGAATTTTTTCAGGTTTTTCTTTTTTTGCAAATACCAACCTTTTTGATGCCCAAGCAGATGTAACTGTTGATACTCCAGCCTGACGATATTTTAGTGCTATATTTTCATCACACTCATCGTAATCTTTTACCAATGTTACTTGATCATTAAATAATTCTAACGGTACATACTTAGATTGTGTGTTGTCGTAAGTTTGTAAATAGGTTTTAAGTGCGTAAGGAGTATCGTTTACACATTTGGCATATTCTAAAAGAGCTTGTTCTCTTGATAAAGACATTCATTATCTTTTATAATTTTTAATCGCCGAAAGTAAATCTTTTTTAGTAGTCATAGGTGGTAAGTAATCCTTTATGATACTCATTATATTTTCTTCTAATTTTTTAACGTTTTCTTTAGATTCTTTTTTTTCAGGTAAACCTTTGTCTTTAGTTGATGCGAAATCTTTAACTTGTTTTTTAGACATAGAGTCAACAACTTTCTCTACTTTTTTTCTATAACTTTTTGGGATGTCTTCTAAATCTTTTTCTCCCTTTTCAACTGAATATGCAGCACCCATCAGTCCTCTTTGTTTTTTTGAAACCGCCTTTTCTTTAATTTCTTTTTCACTAACAGATGCGGTATCTTTTGTTGGATCAAAAGTTATTTTATTTTTATCTGTGACATTTTTAGTTGCGTCAATAAATTTATTCTTGTCTTCTATATTTCCTAAATTGTAGACCTTAGTAATTTTACTTTCTTCTTCTTTTGTCTCTATTTTTTTTACTTTTTCATATAGTAGTCTTAACTGCTCTTCATTAAGACTTTCTAAAGTCTGAATTGAGAAACCTTCGTAAAGTAACCCAACTAAATTAGTATTCATATGTTTCATCTTGTACTAAATTTTTTTCCCATTTTAATACGATATCTCGTTCATATAGTTTGTTTTCCACACTTTCAGTACTTTCACCATATCTGAAAAACAATCTTTTCTTTTTATTAATTAATATTTCTTCACTGTCTGATTTTTCAAAAGCCAAAGCAATAACTCCGTCGATAGCATCATAAATGCCAAAATAATCAGAGTTTTGTATAAGCTCAAGCTCTATTTCAGAATTTTTTAATACCCCAACTTTTTTTATGTAACTTATATTTGGTGGTGAAGGTTTACCGGCTGCTGGTTCAGCATCCCATTCCTCTCCCCAAACATCATCCAAATCAGAAAATATAAATTCATATATGTTATCTCCTTTATAGTTTGGGCCTAACTCATTTACATAAACTAAATTCATAGTACTTGTCCTCTACTTGTTACTCTAATCTGTTTTCCATTTTTAATAAAAACTAAATTTTCTTTGTTTGTTTTACCAACAAATTTAGCATTTTCATTAAAAAGTTTTAAAGAAACTTTCATTTGTTCTTTTGACTCTGATAAATTTCTTATCTCATTTTTTATTTCAATCTCCTTTAATTTTGTCTTCAAGAAGTTTTTTTGTTTTTTTTCTTCTGATAATTTTTTTTCTTCAGGTTCAAACTTAAAGTACTTTGACAATATGTTTTGTACTTTTGATTCAGAAACAGGTGGTGGTGGAGGTGGCATTTCATTCATACCAGATTCTTCATTAGACCCCATATTTTCATCACCAAGATCTAAATCTTCATCAGAAATATCAAAGTCCCCCTCACCTTCGACCCCATATTCATCAAAAGATTCCAATTTATCTAAAATATCATCTCTGTCCTCATCATCCAATTTTTTCAAATCGATTGCAGATATAATAGAGTTAATTACATATTTAATATCTTCAGATTTCATTTTTTCAAAACCTCTCAATCTTTGACTTAATCTTCCTGTAAGTTTTTGTATTGTTTTTAATCCAGTAGGACCTACAGGTTGATCTTCACCCTCATCACCTATATTTGGTTGAGGTAATTCAGGTCCGTCAGATCCCATATCACCCCCCATATCATCACTTGGTGGTGGTGTACCCATATCTCCTCCCATATCATCAGCAG